CTGGGGCGGAAGGACACGGTGCCGCTGTGGGTCTCACCTCCCAGCCGCAGCGCCCAGCCCATGCTGGTGCCGAGGTCGAGGGCGAGGATGGATCCTGTCGTGGGGCTGGCACTGACGACAGGCAGAGCCGGGGCATTCGAAGCCATGATGGTCTCCGTTGTGAGGGGGATGGGGTGATGGTCGGGCGTGGTGGCCGGGTTCAGTGCGGGGCTGACGTCACTGCCGGCGCCGGACCATGATCACGGCGGCGCCCGGGGTGGCGCACCGTATGGGAGGACGGGCCAACTCTTCCGGTTGGCCCTCCCATACGTAGTATGGGAGCTTTCGCACCCTCCTGTTCCGTTCTGCCTAAGTCCCTGATTTCGATGCGAAAATATGATGAGGGATGACGTCGGGCATGACAGAGGCACCTCTGTCATATTTGAGGGGTAACCCATTGATTTCGTTCGATTGGGGCAATCCGCGCTCATATGACGTCATGCCTCGCTCATATGAGAGAGGTCGTCATCCGACCCCTCCGGGTAGACCCAGACCTCGGGATTTTCAACGGCAAGAACGGCGCCCGACTGGGGGCACTTGTAGTGGCTGGGGAGTACCCGGCGCGGCGCCAAAGTGACCTCGCCGGTAACCGGGTCGGCCACCTCCTCGGGAGGGCCGAAGGTCATTCCCTCCACGCACAAATAACCGGAGTGGGAGCGGGTGGCGGGGAAGCCGAACGCGGTCGCATCGCGAATGAACTTCACAAAGCCCTTGGTAGAGAGAACGCCGATCCGCTCGCGGATGGTATGCTTGCTGCCAAGCCCGCCCTGGTTCTCGAAGGCTTCGGCGAATTGCGTCGTCACATACATCCGCCCGGCGGCGGCTTCATCGAGCAGCATGCCGAGAATGACGTCGCGTTTGCGCAGGCGCTCGGCATCGAATCTGGCACCCGCTTCCTTGCGCACCAGACGCTCATTGAGAGGGTTGATCTCGATCCACCGGCCGTTCTCCTTGTCGATCAGCTTCGCCGGCAATGACGGACCGTTGCGCAGTTCGATTTCCAGGCGGCGCAGGGTACTGTCCTCGTCAGGCCGGTGCATCAGGAGCCCCGAGGTGTAGAAGCCGCGCAACGCGCTGGCGCCGGACAGCGCCTGGAACGGATCCTCCGGCACCGCCTTGCGGTTCATTTTCTTGGTATGGTGGGCAAGAATGACGCCGCAGTCCGGCGCCACGGCCTCGCGGAGGCGTTCCACACGTTCGGTCAGGAAGAACATCATTGCGGCGTTGTCGTTCTCGCCGCCGCCATCCTCACCGCCGTCGAACAGGTTGCGGATGGGATCGAGGCAGATGATATGCGGCGGCACGTCGGGGAAGTGTTCGCGGATGGAGGCCACGGCGAGAGCGAGGCCCTTCTCGTCGAGCAGGAGCCGCAACTTGGGTGTAGCGACGAGATTGTCCAAGGCAGCAGCGACGACCGCCGTATCGAGACGGATCTGCTGCAAGCGTTCACGCAGATAGTGGTACTGGATCTCCGCCTGCAGATAGTACACCCGCAGGGCGGAGGGCGGCCTGAAGCCGAGGAACGGCACTCCCGCCGCCAAATGAACGAGCAGGCTGATCAGGAAGTCGCTCTTGCCCACCTTTGGAGCGCCGCCGAGCACAAGCAAACCACCAGGTGTCAGCACACGCGGTGCGATAATGTCCTCCGGCATCGGAGACTTGTCCGCGAGAAGGTCGCGCAGCTTGTAGGCTGTCATGCTGAGCGGAACAGCGCCTGCGGCTCCCGCGTCGTTGCGGAGCAGTGCCGGCCCATTCTTCTTTACATGCAGCGCCCAGAGACGGTCGGCTTCCTGCTGCAAGCGTTCCGGCGGCCAGGCGGGTCGCAGCATGGCGGCATTGTACTGGCAGATCGCTTCCCACCCGTCGTTGGGTGTCATCTTGCCGTCGTGGACTAGCCGGATGTAGTGGCCGATGGCAGCACTTGCACCCTCGAAGCGTGTCCAATGGTCGGTGCCGCCCTCATGCACGGGTGTGGTGAGAATTGCCTCGAGCGAGGGTTTTGCGCTGACATCGGCAGTCGGCTCCGCTCCTACTCTCGCAATGGCGGGCATGGCAGCAACACGTTCAGCGAAGTCACCGAGATCCACCTCGATGGGGTTGTGCTGACGGATCTGCACAAGACGCTGGAAGCCGCCCTTGTGATAGACGGAGCCTGCCACGCGGATAGGCTGATGGGCCGAACGGAAATGCGTGTCACCGCCGACCTTCATGGCGATGTCGCCGCGCTGGCGGCACAACGTGGCAAGATCTTCACCGTTGGCGGCCTCGGTGAGCTTCCACCAGACATGCAGTTTCACGGCACCTTCGGGCGTGCGGCCGCCGCTCTCCACCACAAGTGTGGGAGTTCCAAGGTGGTGAACCAGATGCGCGAGCTTGGCGAGAATGTCGCCGGCGTCGAGGTCAACCACGATGGCCTGCATCTGAACGACGTCGTGGGCGCGTGCCTGACCCTGGGCAGCCACCGTTCCGGGGATGACGTAAAGCGCAGCCCCTTCCCGCCAGGCCCAGGTAGCGAAGGTCTTCAACTTGTCGAAGGCGGCACCGTCCGCATCGATCCAGATGTTGTTGGGCTTGCCGTCCCTGCCCTGCCCCTTGTCCACGAAGCCACGGACGGGGATCAGTCCTTCGCAGTAACCAAAGACCACATCGAGGAAGGTCTCCAGCTGCGCGGCATCCGGCTCGACACCGAATGGGTCTTCCTGCGGCGGCGCGTCATTGAAGTCGCGCCACGGGTTGAAGTGGATCACCTCGCCTGTGGGCTTGTCGTCATTCTCATCGGTCATTGGGCGAGGCTCCAGCAGAGGTTGGCCCAGGCGCACATCCGGCACTCGAAGTGATCGCGCTCGCGGGCAAGCCGCGGCAGAAGCTCAGCAGCTTCCGTGGCGCGGAGGATCCTCACCGCCCGGTCGCTCATGCGCTGGGCCAACTCGGCATTGAACGGCACCAGCTCGTGATGGAGTTCGGCCGTGTCCTTGTTGATGGCGGTGAACAGTGCCGGGTTGGAAGCCAGCCCCGGGACCGCCGCATCCATGTAGGCCTGGTAGAGCGCGATCTGGGCGGCATAGATGGGCTTCGCCACGGCAACGCCGCTCTTCACCGTCTCGCGCCAGTTCTTCGCGTTCATCGTCTTGCACTCCCAGAGGGCGGGAACGTCAAGCTTCAGCGCCTCGGGGGCAGCGGCAACGATGCCGTCGACATGACCGCGGATGCGCCCGCCCGCCACCGAGAAGCCGAACTGCTCACCATCCGGGTCATTGCCCTTGCGGGTGTAGAGGTCGATACCGGCCGCGTGGAGCCAGCGGATAGCCAGATCCTCAAGTGCATGACCGATGGCAAAGATGCGCAACGTGCGCCCCGAGAAATCGGCACCTTCATCCTTCGGAGCCCCGGCGAACTCGAACTGCAAGGCACGCTCACAGGCGTGCCCCACGCGGGAACCGCCCAGATACTCCCGACGAGGATGAGACGCATTCTCAGCCATCAGTGCCACGTCGACAGCTTCATTAAGCGTATCCGAGAAACTGCGAGAATGGTTGTAATCCAGCATCAGAACGGCACCTCCGGGGATTGCTTGTTCGCGACCGCGATGTCGCGCATCGCGTCCTGGAAGCCGCCGACGGCGACTTCGATGAGCGTAAGAACCTGAGGCTCGGTGAGATCGATGAGCCGGGTGTTCCACCCGATCTCTTCCATCGTCTCCGCCACGCCTTTCACGGCTGTGCCGATGGCGGCCTTCACTTGCTCGGTCAGATCAACCATGGCGGAAGACCTCCGAGCCCGCTGCGAGAAGAAGGCCTGACAGGTGATGGAGCAGAACCACACAGATGGACGCGGCCGGCTCGCACGTTCCGGCTCGTTCCAGCCAAAGCCACGCGCCGGTTGCCGGCAAACGGCGCATAACGTGAAGCGCGGTTGCCAGCAGGTAGACCGCAACGCTGCAGAGATGGACGATGGCGACATAGAGTTCCTCCATCACGCCGCCGCTGCAAACGCAGCGCCCCTGGCTTCGCCGATGCGGGCGCGAATGGCGGTGAGGTTGAACTTCAGGCTCAGCATGGCCGAGGCCTGGTAGCGGGTCAGGCTGTAGTCCATCCGGCAGGACGGCGGCAGGAAGGCCAACTGCCGCTCGGTCGGCGGCTGGCGCAGCCAGGCCTTGGTCTTGTGCGCCGACTCGTCCGTCTCGTTGTTGTTCAGCCAGTCGTCGGCCGCCGCGAGGCAGACGATGTTTTCGCCAACACCCAGCAGGACGGACGGCCTGTTCCTGGCACCTCCCACCGCATAACAGCGTCCGTCCTCATGGAAGACCCCTGCCCACGCCGTGAAGCCGCTGGCCATCATGATGGAGCCGTCGCCGTTGATGTCGACCCAGGC